AACTTTACCTGTTCCATTAGCTCGTAATTCTAAATTAGCATCTGAGTCTTTAGTACTAATTACATTTCCGCTAAGAGATACACCTTCAAATATACTGCTACCTACACCGGATATATTCGTTGCAGTTATATTATCAACAGTAAGTGTGTTATTAATCGTAGTAGCTTGTAATGAGATTGGACCTAACACTGTTAAGTTATTCTCTGCAATAAAATTTTCTTTAATTCGTACAATACCAGTACCGCTTGCTCTAAACTCTAAATCACTATTAGAATCTGTACTAGTAACTCTATTTCCTGCAAACATTATATCTTCAAATATAATTTGTTTATTTTCAGAATTAAGAGTTTGTACTATTAATTTATTTGCTCCTAGGTTTCCTGTTGAAGTTGATGCAACAGTACTTGTGGCCGGAGTTATTACATCACCCGTGAGTACAACATTTTCTTGGAATCTTACAGTCCCTGTTCCACTTGCTCTAAGTTCTAAATCGCTATTACTAGTTCTAGTTGATATCATATTATCAGCTATAGCAATATTTTCTATTACTGCATCGCCTGACAAAATAATATTTTGTGAAAGTAGTTCTTCTCCAACTACTTTATCTAATCCTGACGCACTACCAATACTAATATTTGCACTTGGAGCAACTAAGTTTACTACATCTAGGTCTGATAAAAAATTAACTTTTCCTGTTCCTGCAGGATCTAAACTTAGATCATCGTTGCCTGTTGTTGTTTTAATTTGGTTTCCATTAAATAGTATCTTATCAAACGTTGTTAAGCTGTTACTAGAAATTAAAGTAGGTGTACTAACTTGACGTAATGTTGTAGTTTTATTGCTATCTGTTTCATTAAAGTTTCCAGTAATTGTAAGTTGTCCATTTACATTTACTTGATTTGATAAATTATTAATGCCTGTTGTATCTGTGTTTACTATTGTTCCTAATACTGTAGTTGCTGTAACAATAACGTTTCCAGTGCCACTGGTAGCAAAGTCTAAATCTGCATTAGATTCGTCTGTAATAATAGTATTACCTTGAATAGATAAATTATCAAGGTCTATATTACTGGCATGAATAGTGTTCCACTGTTTTCCGTTTTTGCCTATACTGTAACTGTTTAGATTTGGAATTAAATTGCCTTCAATATCTGCATTAAAATCAATTTTGTCAGTGTCTGCATTTCCTAGTCTAACTAGTGTTCCTGCTAAGGTTACATTGCCTGTTACATCTAGGTTACCTGTAATGTTTGTATCACTAGTAATATTAATATCGTCGCCGCCGGCTTCTATTGTTAAATCTCCTACAATAGATTCCATCGTAGAACCTGAAAATTTAATAAAATCAGTTTCTACTTTTTCACCTTTAAGCTGTACAGATTGGCCGCCTGTTGAAACTGTAAGTTTCTCAACACCACTAAAATCAAAGTTAGTTGAGTCAATTATTGTTTCTCCTGATTGTTGATCAACTGCTAATGCCCCTCCAACACGATAAACTCCGCTATGATCTAACGAAGTAAACACAACAACAGCGTTGTTTAGTTTTTCAACTTCGTTTGCTTGTATGTGTAATGTTTTATCGTTTGTTGTATCTTTTCCTACACCTATGTACCCAAAGTTATGATTTACTAAGTATATTAATGTACTTGCACCGTTTGCTACAATTCCTTTAGTTCCGTAAACACACGCACTTCCTATGCATCTTATTTCTGCACCGTACTTTACACCTTGACCTGCAAGTCCTGATGATCCTTGTTCTGTTTTTATGCCAGCAGATGCAAAGTATGTAAAGCTGTTAAGCCATTCAATCCTTGCTCCGTTCTTTGCTGTTAGTCCTTGTTGATTTGGAGTAATAAATGTTGCCGCATGAAATAGCATACCAGCTTCTTGAGATACTGTTGTAACACTTGCGCCGTCAACTAGTGCGCCTCTACCAGCATCGCCTTGATCAAATCCTCTTGGGTCTGCCGCATTAGTTACACTACCTTTTGTAATAACAGTTACATTTCTAATATACGGACTTCTTGAAGTGACTACACTGTTTGTTGTATATCGGAACCCGTACCCAGTATCGGCACCACTATTGTAATAAAAGTCTTTAATAGTTAAATTTTCAATAGTTACTTCGCCGTTTACTAAAAATGCATCACTAGACTCTGTTATACTACTAGGAGTTATAATAACATTACGCATATCTTCGCCAGTAACTGTAACACCAACTGGTATTGTTATAGGAAATTTTTCTACATATGTACCAGGATATATATGAATTGTATCACCAGCCGACACTAGTGTTATTGCTTTTTCTAAACTTAAAACTGTATCATTTAAGTGTATTCCTGTATTAGAATCACTACCATTTTTAGAAACATAAACAATATTTCCTTGTGTTTGTGTTAAACTAACACCGTCAATAGTTGCAAAATCAGCTGTTACTAATCCTGTTGTAACATCCTTTGCCCAAGAATTTGACCAACGCTTTGTAGTACTACCTAAATTATATGTTACTGTGTCGTCTGGTATAATATCAGTAACTAATTCGCCTGATAACGTTAAGCTATCATTGCTGTTATCGCCAATGACAATATTTCCATTAGCTGTAATGTTACCAGTAGCATGTAAATCGCCGCTTACATTAGTGTTAGTTAATAATTCAATAGTACCTGTAGCGTTAGGAGAAAATGTTACCGGAGCATCGCTTACATAAGAATATATTCTATTATCTCGTATTATTAATTGATCAGTGCCTATACCAGTAGCATTTACTCCAGTAGCACCATTTATTACAAATGATCCTGAAAGTGCATCTATTCCTGTATTACTAATAGTAAAATTATTAACAGTAACACTATTATTTGATACTAAATTTGTAGCATTAGCAGTGCCGTTAACTGTTAATTGTTGAGATGGTGCAGTAGTATTAACGCCAATTAAATTATTTTGTACGTCAAGTTTAAGGACAGGAGTACTTGCATTTAGATTCCTAAAATCTAAGTTTACGTTATGTCTTAGTAAATTTTCCTCTAATACCGGACCGGATATTCTGCCTAATTGTGCCACTCTAATCTCCTGACACAGTATTTATCGGAATGTTTTTTGAATTAGTTCGCGACGTACTTAATACGTACTGCACCACTACCACCGCGCCAACCATGGTCTCTAACACCTGGACACGGATTACTTGCAGGACCACCTGATCCATAAGGTACATGCTGTTGACAACCTAACATGTCATAACACTGACATGCTCTATTACCCATCCAACATGATCCATGATAAACACCCTGTGACGGATTTCTACTTGCCGCATTAAGTGCATTTACATATTGATGCATTCCTTGTCCTGACCAACGTGAGTAAGGACTATCATCTTCCGTAGCATATGATACAATAGTACCATTTGTCGCCATTACGTTTGCAGGTAATGCAACATGATAGTATTTCATACATGTACATGCAGGATAACAACCTAAGAAACTTGAACAACTAATACAACCACAACAGTTTACATCTCCACCATATCCACATGCCATCCAAGCACCACTACAAGCATTACATACTATACCACAGTTTGGTCCTCTGTTAGTTGTACAATAACCGTTTGCTCTATAGCAACAATATAAACTTGAGTTTGTTGAACAAAAACTTTGTCCGCCCATTCCACCCTGAGCACACATGCACCCGTTAGATCCGGAAGCGTCAAACCAACATGCCGCAGACTGTGAACTACACCCTCTATTACATAATTGACTTGCGTTACCACAAGATTTACCCATACATCCGCATGCTCTGTTTCCACTTGTAACGTTAAACTCTTTCATAGTATAAGCACCAGCATTGCCCGGAAGGCCTCCTCCACAGCAACACATTCTTGCGCCACTGCCGCCAGCTCCCCATACTTCTAATCTAACTACCCCTGCTCCTGGAGATATCCAGCAAAACCCGTTACACATACAGCCGTACATTGAGCCGTTGTCATATGCCCAAATTTTACCTTTTTCTAAGTTTGTTTCCGCGGACTGGAAATTTTTACTACCTAATAAACTTTTTAGCGATGCCATACAAGTGTCTCCTTAATATTATTTATCAAAGTTGTGTAGCACTGTAACTGGCTTACCAACTGGGGGTGCAGATCCAAATCTAATGTAAAACCCTTCAGCCTTACCTGCAGGATTTTGGACCAAAGTATAATTTGTGCTTGCAATTTGAAACACTGTTTCAACTAATACTATTACATTCTGTGGAGCAGATGGAACTGGTTGATCTATATCGCCACTATCTAGTGGTCCAAAGTCAACCTCACTAGCATCGCCTACTCCTAAATTCTGTTGTACAATAGTTACTGGTTCTTGCCTTTTTAATTTTGCCCAAGTACCGTCTGCATAAGATTCGTGTGCTCCAGTTTCAGTATTATATCTAATCATTCCGTTAACAGGAAACAGTGGGCGACTTGCAGTATTTCCCATCGGAACTACTACTCCTTGTTCGCCACCTAATTGAACAACTTGATTGATATCGTACCGAATACCTTTAGCTTTAATATTTCTTACGCTAGTACTTTGTGCTTTAATTAATCTCATATCTTACACTTCCAAGAAACTAACAGTTGCACTTAATACTGTAGGCGATGCTCCGAGCATTGTAATTTTATCGCCAGCTTCTAAAACAACTTTCTCACTATCAAAAGTAAATGTTTCACCTGCTGGTAATATTAAATCATTAATAACCATATTTGTATTACTCTTTGCTCCACCGTTTGGAATAAAGTGCATATCAAATTGGCTCTCACCATGTTCTAAGTGTATTGGGTTTGCTGGTTCTGTATTACATACCATAATTGTCAGTACTGCATATGTTTTTCCTGCCGGGACAGTTAATATGTCTGTATCAGTACTTCCTATTGCTGTGCTTGCTATTGCCATTTTGTTTCCTTTTTAAAACAACATACTCAATAAAAGAGCATTTTGTCTACTTATTATTTCTCCTGATTTCGACGAACTATGTTTGAAAAACAAACCAGTACCTCCAGTCGCAGGTGCTTTTACATATACCTTAAGTCCATCTGACGGAGCATTTGGATCAGTTGCTGAGTCGTCTACGCCCGGAGTTAATGTAAGTGTTAAGTTATCTTCAACAACAACGCCGCCAGTTCCTGGTGACGATAATATTAAATCAGTATCAGATACTGTTGTTGTGATTGTATTATCTTGTAATCTAATATCTTCAAATTCAACTCGATTATCAAATATTTGTCCTTTAACATAGTTGTTAAGATTAAATGTTACTACACTAGGTGCACCACTAACTTCAAAATCTCTAACTTCTACATAAGACTTACTTGCTGATCCTTCTTCAATTCTTCTTTGAAAAGTACTAGTAAGCTGTGTTACGATAGTATCGTCGACATATTTTTTATTAGGAATATCGTCGTCGTCTGTAATTTGTGTTTCGTAATTATTTGTACCCGTTACACTTATAACACCTGTACCAGAGTTAATAAGATACAAATCACCGCCGCCAGTTGATACACTATTAATTCGTAAACCTTGTAGTGTTCCTGAAGCATTTACTAATGTAAATCCACCAGTTATAGTTGTTGCACTAACCGGATCTGCCCAAGTAATAGTTTCGTCAAACACAATTTTTGCATCTGGTAAACTACCTCTATCAAGTTGTAAACCAGACTGTGTAAGTGTAATGCCTGTTCCTTGTTCGCCATCATTTAATACAAGTAAATTATCTTTTATATTTAAATCATTACTACTAACTTGTGTTGTTTGTCCCAGTACTACTAAATTTCCTGTAACAGTAGTAATACCTGTAACTAACCCAGTATCAAGTGTAATATTACCGCCAGATTTTACTTTAACTTTATAGTCACTTGTTGGAAGGCTTACAATTTTAGTTTTAGACATTTACAATTCCTTATATCTTCCTAAGTAACACATAACCTTGTGTTGAATCATGATCTAATTCCCAGCTGTATTTTATATTATTAAAATCTATCATAATGTTATCTATAATTTTTTTAATAAATGTAAAGTTAACCGTTTTACAACATAATGCCCAAATAGACATTTCGTTTTCTTTTAAATCTTCAATTTTCTTTGCAACAAGTGTACAAATACCTTGATTGCCATCTTCATCTTTTACTTCAAATTCTGAATCATTAAGTTGGGCTAAGACAACACCGCAAGGTGTTGCCTCAGCTTTTCCAATTTTAACTGAAACTACTAAGTCTTTTAGATTCTTTAAAAAATCCCAAAAAACATTAATCGGTCGTTCCATTAAGTTAATCCTTATGCGTCTTCTGTGAAGTCATCGTCATCAGTTCCGATTAATGTGTTATCATCACCAGCTTCTTCAACCTGCGCCGCACCATCTGTAGTAGATGTTGCAAAGTTCCATGGAACACTCTTGCCATCATAAGCATTACTGCCTGTTGCACTTGGTGCTGATAGTGTTGCTTTACGTCCAGTAATTTTACTTACTGTATATGTTTCTGCATCATCCATTTTGAATGAAATAGCCATTTCACCTGCTGATAAAGCGGCTGGTAGTACACCAGTTTTAAGTGTGCAAGTAAATAGTCCTGCTGTTTCAATTTCTTCACATACGAATCTTTTTGATCCTTTTTGCTTTACAATATAACCTTCTTTAACTGCTGTGCCGTTATGAAAGTTTACTTTGATTTCGTTGCCGCCAGCTGTAGGTCCTACGCCTGCAACTCCAAACAATCTTTTATTTAATGGTCTACCCATTTGTTTTCTCCTAAGTTACGTTCTATGTAATACGCAGTGGGTCAATTCTGCATAAGTCCGCAAATTGCGGCACGATTTATGACACAAGTATTTATCATTAAAAGAGAGTTACGGAAATTTAGTCATAAAAAAAGACTTGCTTTAGGCAAGTCTTTAATATAATGTGATAGGTAGGACTTAATGATCACCTACAAGCGCCAGTACAGATCATTTCTGTGTCACCAGCGAAACCTAGCATCGGATAGTTACTTCCAAAATCTCCATCTCTGTATCTCTACAGTCATGCAGTGCCACTACAGCTACTAGCCAAGTTACGTCTCTATAAACGCATTTCCTTGCACTATCTAACTTAGGATATCTCCTAACTTATGTACTTATAATAGCATCATTATAATAAAAGTCAACCTTTTATTTTAGATTTATAATCTTTTATTGCAGATTTAATTGCATCTTCGGCTAAAACTGAACAATGTATTTTAACTGGCGGTAGTGCAAGTTCTTCTGCAAGGTCTATATTCTTTATTTCACCTGCTTTATCAAGTGTCATGCCTTTAACCATTGTAGTTAATAAACTTGAACTTGCTATTGCACTACCGCAACCGTAAGTTTTAAATTTTGCATCTTTAATGATTCCATCTTCTACTTCTATCTGTAGACGCATAACATCACCACAGGCAGGTGCTCCTACCATTCCTGTTCCTATGTTATCTTTTTTGGGATCAAATGTTCCAACGTTGCGTGGGTTTTCGTAATGGTCCATTACTTTTTCTGAGTATGCCATATTAGTCTCTGTAGTTATACTACACTTATTTATAAGGACAGTTTTAAAAAGTCAAAAAAATAGGCCCCTAAATGGAGCCTATTTTAATTGTTAAAGCAATATTAGCTAAAGCTAACGTTCGCTGAAGTAATAGCAACATTTGCTAAGTAGTCAGCGGCATTACCTAGAGACGATGCTGTGTTTGATAACTCAACATATCCGTATCTAGTCATAAAGCTCACTACTGGCTCAAATGTACCTGGATCCATTACAACACCACTTGACATCAACGGGATGTATGGGCAGTAGAATGCTGGAGCATCTGATTCACTTGAACCTTTGTAACCAACAAGCGCCATAGCGTTATCAGCCGCATATGTATCAACATATACTCTCATTGCGTTGTTTAAAGTACCTACAAACTTAGTGTTTGTTGGTGCTTCAAATGTGCCTTCAGTTGTACGTGCAAATGCACTTGTTGTAGCAGACTGTAGGATTGTTAACGCAAATGGGCTAACAACACAATAGTTACCAGCGCCTCTTCTTGTTCTCTGTGCGATCAAGTTAGCGGCTCTGTTGATTTGAACTGCCAATGCGGCATGTTCGTCACCAACAAATGTTGCTGTACCTGATACACCAGCTTGGTCGTATGTTTGTACGGCCGTACCACTTAGTGAACGTAAAGAAGCAAGTACTTCTTGGTCGATTTCAGCAGTAATCTCTTGTGCAAGAGCTGCCATGATTTCAGCTTCGACATCAATGCCGTGCTGTGCTTGTGCATCCTGAGCTGATTCAAATGTCCAACGAGCACTCAACTTACGAGTTTTCGCTTCAACAGTTTGTTTCAAGATCTGAATACTGAGTTTGTTACCAGCTGTACCTTCAGCTAGTGCTGTTCCTTTTGCTCTACCTGCATCTGAACCAGCCTCATCACCTGAATAACCAAGTGCAATTTTGAATGGGCTTAATGCCTCTTCGCCTGCTGTGGCATCATCTGCGGTATCTGAGTAACGTACTCTTAATGTGTGGATTTGGCCCACGGGTCCTGTCATCGGTTGTACTCCAACAAGTTCATTTGCAATCACTGTTGGCATTACACGTCTGATAACTGGTAGGATAACTCTATTTAGAGTTGCGACATTACCGGCAGTAGTCGAACCAGCGGCTGATGTCTCAGACAAATACTTGCGAGTATTTTCTAAGGTAGTACCCATTACAGATTTCTTAGTTCCTGAAAGGCCTTCCATCAATGCTGTTTTCGTCTCTTGCCAGCGACTTTCTAGTAGTTCTGACATAATTATCTCCTTAATTTAATCCAGCTAAACGACGGATGTCGACGACATTCTCGTTTTGCTTTTGTCTACTAACGTTAGTTTCTTCTTTATTGCCTGTAATTTCTTTGCCTTCTACAATAACTGCCTTCTTCTTCGCTGGACTATTACCCTCAATTACTGTTGGTAGGTACTTGTTAAACGACTTTTCTAATTTTGAAGTTTGAACAGATTCCAGTAAGTCTGACATTATCTCACGTTGATCGTTACCTAATGGTGCAATCAAATCGTTCATAATTTTCGAACGTTGAACTGACTCGTTAATCTTTTTAATTTCAGCATCTTTAGCTTCTGTTAAAGTTGTAGTCTTATCAACAATGTTCTTTGCTTCTGCTAATTGACGATTTTTAGTATCGACAACTTTTAGAAGTTTTGCTGTTTCACTTTTTTCATTTAAGTAGCTATTAGCATACTCGGATGCAAAAGATTCAAACAACTTACGACCGAAGTCATTTTGTCTTGCAGTTTCAATATCTTCTTTAAGTGAAGTAATTTCTTTATTCAAGTTCTTACTTACCATTTCTGATACTTTAACTGCACTCTTTTCAATGAAGTTCTTTTTAACTTTATTGAAGTGTGTCTTAGCTTCACGTACTAAACGTACTTTTGTTTCAGCCAAGTCTTGTTTATCCTCGTAAAATTCTGCAATTTCCTTAGATAGGGCTTCTACAACGAATTCTTCAAGCTGGCCAAACTTAGTTGACATTACTTTTTGATCTTCGTGTAATTCAGAAACTTCTTTACCTAACTGTTGCATTACAAAACTTTTTAATAGGTTTGCGTTTTCACGCATTGCTACTGCATATTTTGCTTTAGCTTCAGCTAGTTGTTTGCGGTCATCTGCAAACTCAGAAATTTCTGCTTGAAGTCGATCTGAAACTAGAGTGTCGACAGCTTCTACCATCTGACTCTTGTCATGCTCGTACTTAGATGCAAATTCTTCACGAAGTTCAGCAGTTACCTGCATCTTATTCGCTTTAATTTTGCTTTCCCAAGCTTCTTCAATTTGAGCCCTGATATCTTCAGAAACTACATCGTTTTCAAAGAGTGTTTTCAGTGCATCTATCATACTATTCTCCTAGTTTACTGGAGTTTGCTGATTATATTAATCAGCGATTCCTTAAGATACTTTTGTGCCTTTGGATCGTGTCTTGTTGCCTGTGCTAATTCATATGCCTTGTGCCCGCCTCGAGCATTCATTAAGTGTTCGTAAATTGCTGTCGGATATGCTCCTGGCGCACTTGGCTGTGCCACAACGTCCACTGTTATGATTTCAAAATCCGATACATCACCGGAGTCTGTTACTTCACCAGAGCCCCTACTGGAAACACCAAGTTTAACGCCGCTATTAAGCATTGTTTCAACTAGTTTTCCCATAGGAGTTGGTAATATCTTTAACTTCCCATAACCGTTAGCGTCTTCCATCCACATTTCTGTAATCATGTGAGACACGCGGTCTAAGTTAATGTTAAGGCCTTCTGGATGATCTACTTCCCCGAGTACACTGTATCCTCCTGTAACTTGATCGTTAAGAGTTTTGACAGCCCTACCAATTTCATTAACAGGGTACACACGCTGATTAGCATTGCGTACTCCGCCTTGTATACAAATACCTTTCATAAAAAGGTCTTTGCCATCATTAGCAGTTTCTACGACGATCTTCGCCTGGTCGAATGTCAAGTTCTCACGTAAGTTTAGCATCTAGTCTTCCTTATTTGCCTACAATAGATTTCTTATTGTCAGCTGTTTCGCCTGCGCCTTTTTTCTCAGCACCGTGGCCTTTTGACATTGGTTTCATTGCTTTCCCTGCTTTACCGCCTGGAACGTTTATGTTGCCCATGTTGTCTACTTTAGGACTATTACCAGCTAAACCGCCAGCTGTCCCACCTGGACCAGCTTCGCCACCTGCAACTATATTTGCTGTTGTGCCGTCGCCCATTTTGTTAGCACTTGCTACTGGACTTTTTGCATTTGCGCCGTTATCGCCGCCAATTTTTTGTGCATCTAATCCACCACCACTTACTTTTTCAACATACTCACGCATTTGTTCTGCTTCTGATTTATCACCGGACTC